AAAATCTTCTTGTTGTCCGAACGGTTGATCATCCCGAGAAACCCGAGGAAGTTGAACAGGAACGCGTTCGCAATACTCGATGGATCACCGAGGAACGCGGTCTTTGATGCGGCATCTGTGTAGAGACTGTTTTCGCTTAGAATGGTAGAGAGGGTTTTCATTTTTTTGTAAAGGCCGTAAGTGGTATGCGCACGTCAGTCAACCAAAACCGACCTCGATTTCCTGTTGAGTTGGTTGCTACTATATAGTTCGATCCTCGGGTAACGACGGTGCAGACTTCGTGAGATTCGAGAATTTCGACAGGGTCACCGATCTTGAAGATTTTCCCGGCAACGTAGTCTTCGCGTGTTGAAGACACCTCGTTGAGTTGAACGTGTTTGCGAAAACTATATGATTCCTTGAGGCCTAAACCAACGCGAACGGCGTTGAACATTGTTTGTGTATCAGAAAAGTCTTTAGGAACACCTTGACTGAATGCGCTTAAGTCGTTATCAATGGACATTCTCCGCATCTTTGATGAACTCATTCCTTCAACATCCTCGGCGTCCGGGTCACGAAAACCTGCAGACACGATGGATATTCCATCTTTGAAATGATACGGAACCGTGATCTTCTCCGAACCGTGATACACATTGAGGATCCGGGTGAATTCATCAACCCGATCTGCACCGACCACCATGGTCAGTTTGGAGTAACCTTCCGCGCTCAACTGCGACGCTGCGCCGAGGATGTTCTTGATGGTGTCGTTTTCGATGATGTTGCGACCAAGTTTTGGAAACAGCTTCCGCATGAACTTGATCTTCTCCACATATCCTAACGGGTTTTTCTTGGCGTCCTGCGTCTGCGACACGAAGATGCGGTAGTTGTTTCCATCAGCAAGAGAAACCATCTTGTCGAACAACTTCCCATGTCCTATCGTTGGTGGATTGAATCTACCAAACGTCACAACGACTGGTTTTACCCGACCAGTCGTGAATGAGGTGAAGGACTTGATTGGCATCGTAAATGTGGGAGTTTACGATTAGTTCGCCGAAGTCGTCGGAGCCGCAGCTACTGGAGCGGTGGATGAGAACTTCGACGCTTCTTTCTTCCGAAGAAATGGAAGCAACTTTGTAGCGATCCGCTGAACAACCTTTCCGCGTTTGGCGATGATTTTCTCGACACGAACTCGTTCGGCAAAGGAGACCTCACCCTTCGACTTTCCGGCGAGAAGCTTCTTGGCCATGAGTGAACGCGCCATTGCGACGGCCCGCTTCTGAAGAACCGTGTTGTTGGCCTTGCGCCGAGAAGCACGTTCTTTTCCTAGTTTGATCTTTGGGGCAATTCTCTTGAAGAGAATCCGACGCTTGAGACGCTGCTGAGTAGTTAGAGCCTCGGTGAGGTTGTCTTCTTCAGTTTGTTCAGCGACAGTGTCCTTGCCCCAGAAGTATTCATCATGCGCGGCCAATTGCTTGTGGCCGAATTTCGAACCAGTGATTACGTCGATGAGTTCATTCTTCGATCGAGCCGAATGAATGCGCGAAGATTGATCTGCCAATGGACGAAGTTCTGCGGTAGACTTCTTCCGCATTGCGGCAAGGTGGTCGGCAATTTCCTTCGTCTTCCCGGTGGCCGCAGCCAACTTGGATTTGTATGACTCGGTGAACTCTTCGAGACTTTCAGTCATTCGATGGCGCTTCTGGTATTGCCATGCAAGCATTCCGTCGGGATCGGCGACCGTGCCTGCCTGACCGGTGAGATCCACGGTCATGAAATCCAGGAATGAGAGTTTCTTCAGGGCGGGCGTAACGATAGGAGCATCCATGATTCTATTTATCCCCACTCCATCCTTTGATTGCGTCCGGTGAAAAGTTGGCTCTTGAGAATTCGAGTCGGTTGACAAGTTTGAGTGCCCCATTCGATCCACTGACAACGTAACCTTCGGAGGCCGTTGGCTTCAGTCCATCTTTCGTACGAAGGAAAGTGGACATTGGCTTCAGCGTTTCAAGCGCGTTGATCAGTATACTCTTGGCACCAACGAGTCGACGTTGGATCTCGAAAACTTTCTCGACGTAAATTGATTCTCGGGTGAACTGCGCGAGGATTCTATTCCATGTCCAATACGCAACACGCTGGCCGTCGTTGGTTTTCTTACTGTCGATTTCGTTCTTTCCTCGAGCGAACAACCAAGCATAACAGCTTTCGTTGTACTCATGAGCATCTACGAATGGTTGTTCACCAGAACGAATGACCACGTTGACATACATCTCGAGGAGAGGAATGAGTTTTTCGACTCTTTCAAATTCGCCGAATAGACGCTTTGGAATTTTGTTGAAGATCTTCTTGACTTCCATCATGTTCGTACGAACCAAGTGGAAGTCGGTGACTGACATGGGTTGGGAATTCAGACCGATGACCGTTGCATCATTGAACCACACTCCCTCGCCCCGGTTGTAGTTGGTGACATCGACACCGTACGAAGCCTCGAGGGTTTCAATCGAATCGCCGGTGTACGATGTATGAAACACCACCCCGATCTCGGCGTTCATGAGTTGTGACGCCAACACTGAGTCTATTGGCACCGCATACACGATTGTGTTAGGTTGGAAGGTGACGTACCGAACATTGTCGTAGGTTTCGAAGTTGAAATCCCGATGACCGGCAAAAAGCAAATCACCCTGAACTATTCCAGTGATTCCGAGATACCTGAGTTTTGAAAAGGCCCGACTCAGTTTCTGGGCAAGTTCACCCGGGAACATTCGGTGAATCTCGTGGATCGTCTTGGCGATCTTAGGAGTCTTGTTGAACGCACTCTTGGTGCTGATGAAGAACTTTCCATCACTCGGATCGGTTCCAACGACGATGGCGGGAGCACCGTCCCACTTCATGGTTATTCGGGGTGAGATGTGTTGTGAACCCGTGAGGATTTCCGCCACATCCATGATTGTTCCAATCGCGTACTTGACGCCATCACCTTTGTCATGAAAGCATTGATCCTCCAAATGCCGCATGTGTATGTTCTTGCCCATGATGAATTGTACTCTTTTTCGAGTCAAATGTAAAGGTGTTATTTCTTGGTCTTGATCTTGATGTCGTTGGGATATTCACCGGTCGCCGAATTACGAACTTCTATTTTGTAATCATGCCGCGAATTCGAACAAGTGATCGTGATTTGCTTAGACTTCGTTGAAGGATATTTGATATCCGCAACGCGGATATTGCTTGTCAGTTCATCCAATTTCTTTCCATCTAACCAAAATACAACCCAACCTGAAGTTTTCTTGCGAACGTAGAAATAGTTCATTCCCCATGCTCGTTCAAAAATCTCTTTTATTTTCCCGGGACTCGCCTTTGAAACTTCATGCCGATCCCGCACTATAGCGACATCATTCCGCGCATCAAATCCCGCTTGCACTTCATTAAGATCAACGCCAAACGCATTCAAGAATTCGGCGCCTTTTGAGTTGTAAACGAGATCACCCGATTTTGTGAAAAGCGAACCGGCACCAGGATATGAACTAAACGTATTTCCGGTGTTGTTCTTCAACGAAATATACCACGCCTTTTTCGAAGCATCCTTCAGAACGATATCACCAATGACTTCACCCAATTTTTCGAGAGGGACACCTTCTTTCTTGGTTGTGCCAACGCGCTTTTTAGCAGTGATGATTTCAACGTTGGCGAAGTCTTCATTCTCCTTATTCATCGCCGATAAAAGCGCCTGGTATTGAATACTTTGTTTTCCGGTTTTGAAGAATTTGGAAAGATCAGCAATCGTTCTTGCTTCAAACTTTTCACCTTCATTCATTCCCATAGCGATGACAAGGTCCACCCACTTACCTGAAGTGATGAATGTAAAACTTGGGAACTTTGAACTATTAGCTGAAACTTTATTGAACTTCACTTGCGCTGCACCCTGACTACGACGAGTGAGGTCGGCCAAAAACCGAGATACTCGTTTAGAGGTATCGTGGTTCTTGTTAATGAGTTGAAGTCGGTATTCGCGATGCGTCTTCACACCTGCACCCGGTTTGCCCGAAAGTGCTTTTGGTGCCACTTGATAGTTGTAGGGTTTTAGAATACCATTCAGCCAAAGGCCAAATCGTTTTGGATCAAATTTTTCAAACTTAGGCATCGGATGTAGTGTTAGGATTAAGCAAACATAGATGTATAGAAACAAATCAAACAACCATTTACGTAACGCGCCATTGACACCACTTGTAACGACCGGCGTAGTTATTTTCTTCAACCCACATGATGAAGAGGCCTTTTTCGCGGCCGTTGGCTTCGATTTCCCACGGGAGTTCCCAGTAGTTGCCGGTGCCGGTGTTGAACATTTTATTTTTCCACTTTTGAACATGATAACATTTTGTATAACGAAGTTCTCCTGTCGCGTATTGTTTTACGTGGACACATTCATGCGCCAATGTACGAAGCATTTCTCCAAGTTTATACGAACTATCGAGACTAATTGTGAATTCATGATGAGGATGATTATCTTCAACTGCCAGTTGCCCCGCGGCTTCTTCGTTGTCAATCAATTTGCGAACAATTTCGATAGTTATGTCGAGATGTTTATGCCGTGGCAACAACTTGCGCATATAGAATTCACACGCACTTCGAATAAACCCCGCCTTGCGTTTGCTTTGGCATCCGGTTATTTCGATATCGATCATACCTTAAGATTGTCAAAATTGAGAGTTGGCTTAATTGGTGATTTTCGACCATTTGTAGTGAATGGTGTTTGTTTGACGGGTGAAGATTTTTGAGTAGTGCTCATAACGTTAGCAGTAGGATCGTCTAAATCATAGAGACGCATTCTACTTCTATCTACTCCAAGCATAAATCTCTTGTTATCTACGGAATTGTTGTATCGATTCTTGAGTTGCTTAATCAGAATCTGATTCATCTTCTCGAGTTGTTCCGTCGAAATCATCGCCAGCATCAAATCCGCCGTTCCCGGAAGTCCCCAGGATTCTGACGTTTCGGTGAGACCAAAATCCGAATCATTAAAACCTTCACGCGTAACTTGTGTTGCACTCCAAATTGGAATGTCGAACTCAACGCCAAGACCTCGAAATTCTTCAGCAATGGCCTTGACCAAAGTGTACGAATTCACGTTTCCACCAAGGCCTCGAATACGAGATGACGTACAAATGTTAATGTAGTCGATGTAGACAATGTCCGGGATGAAGTTCTTCTTGAGTTTCAACTCATTCAGAAGAGCTCGAAAGTGTCCGACGTGTGCTGACCCGGTTGGATACTCCTTGATGATGAGTTTCCCGTGAGACTTCTCCTTGATCTTCGCAATCTTGGAAGTGAACTGTTCACGAGTGAGATCGACAATCGTCTCCATCGTGGTGTCCAAGAGGTTCGCGTCAATGCGTTCAGCAATTGACTCCTCAGACATTTCCATCGTGATGTAGAGGACGTTACGCCCCATCGCCAAGTCGTCCGCAGCAAGGTGACACATCGCCATGGACTTCCCGACCGCGGTTCCGGCCAGAAGAATGTTCAGGGTTTTACGTTTGAGACCTCCGCCGGTGATCACATTCAACATGTGAAGCGAGAACGGAATACGATTTGACGGTGTATGATAGAACTCGTATCGACTTTCTGCGTCTGCAAGATAATCGTGTCCTACGTTTGTGTCAAAGGTGACGCCTAACGCCGTCTGCAAAATGTTTGGGATTGCTCCTTCAGCGTTGATTTTGCTTTGCCCGTCGATGATAGCAATCGACTCCATGAGCGCAAGGAATAGAGCGCGTTCCTTGCACCACTTCTCCGCCGAATCACACAACCAATCAAGGTTAATGTCTTTCTCAACTCGACCGCATTCCCGAATCAAATCCAGACACGTCGAGTAGTTCTTTTCGTTGGCGGCTGGAGATTTCTCAAACTCGGTCTCGAGAATGAGGGGAGTCGGAAGCTTGTTATATTTCCCGATGAAATCAAGACCAATCTCGTATACGATTCGATGTTCGGCGTCGAAATATTCAGGTTTGATGTGGGGCATAGCCCGCCGGCAAAACGCATCCTGTGTGAAGCATTGGGAGAGAATCGTGGTCTGGAGATTGGGTATAGTCGGTGTTTGGT